GCACAGCAGGCAACACAAGTAAGAGGCGGTAATGTGAATAGACCTAATGGAAGTAGTGCCCCCGATAATGGGGGACAAGCACGCGATTTGGGTCAGGGTGGAACTGACGGCGGTAGTCAAGGCGGATTAGATGTTAATCAGCAAGCACAAGTGGGAACAAGTAGCGAAGGGTCATCGGGCGTGAGTAGTCGGGGTAATATTCAAACGGATAGTGCGGGTGGCGGAGCACGCACAGGCGATTTAGGGGATGATTTAGCACCCGTAGAAGAAGAAGGTGGGTCATTTTTAGGTGATATTGGAGCATCTGTAGGATTAGATGCTATCCCCGTTATTGGGGAGGCGGCGGCAGTAATTCAGGGTTTAGTTGGAATTGGTGAAGGTATAGCACATTTATTTTCACCTGACGCACCCAAACCAAAACCAAATGTAAATGCCGAAGCGATGATTACACCAGCGGCGATTACATCAAAGTTCTCGGCGGCGCTTCCATCTATGGATGGTGCAACAGAGGATACAGCAGGGTCTATGTCCGCATTTTAAGAAGAATATTTATTATTATATCAATCTATATAATAATGAGTGAAGAAATTAATTTGACGAAGGGGCAGATATACTATAGAAATCACAAAGACGATTTGAAGAAGCGTGCAAGGGAATATTACCACGAGCATAAAATCGCAATAAAGGGGAGGGTCAAGGAATATTACGACAATAATAGGGAAGAATGTTTACGGAGAGTAAAAGAGTATCGTGAGAATAATTTTTATGAATGGGACAAAAGACAAAAAATCGCAATTTGGCGGACGAGAGGAGTGCATCACGAGAATATGGGAGAACTTTACGATTACTATTTTACCTGCGAGACCTGCGAATTATGCGGTTGCGAATTAACTGGGGGATTGGGTAATAGGGGTAAATGTTTAGACCACGACCACTCAAAAGAAGAGGACAATTTTAGGAATGTAGTTTGTAAAAAATGCAATAATAATCGTGACGGACGAAAAAGGAACGAAAAGGGGCAATATATATAATTTTAATATTTTAATTAAATTAAAGATTTTTTGTAGAGTAATATTATAATGTATAAAAACGCCCCCGATACTGCATATGTTCCTTCCAAAAGCATCGCCATTAAACCCGATGTCGTTAGTGATGTTATCCCTGACGAGATTTCACGCACTCTGCTTCCTTCTTATTTAGGGTTTGTTGACCCTCGTGAGACCTATATTAAATTCAATTTACAGATGAAACCGCAGTCAGGACAGGCGGTAGGTATGATTAGACCCCAAAAAGAGGCAGGGGCACACGCTATATTTCGTAATGTGCTTTTGAGAGATGGTGCTAACTCCACAACTTTAGAGAGTTTGGAGGACTATAATGCGAGAGTTGCTATGAAGAACCCATTTACCGCACAGGAGAGTATATCCCATAAAAGGGAACTTTTTGATGGTGTTATGGAGAACGCTAACCTTGGAACTGCAACTGGTAATCTTTACTATGCCCCATCAGGAGCACTTAACGCCGAGGCATTTGCGGGTGTTGGTGCCCGTGATGGAACAAGAGGAGGTCGTGCCGCTAATCCAACCACCCCTCAATTGCAGTTCCGCCTTGATACGGGACTTATGAAGGGCAGTCAAGTTATTCCAGTCGCCGCATTACAGGGATTAAGAGTGCAGTTAGATATGGAGAACGCCGCCCGTGCTTGCGAAATCGCCACGGGTGATGCAGGGCAGTTGCTCGCTGATGGTAGTGTTAGTAAAGATGGTCTTGGTGGAGGCGAATGTGTTATGTCTGCTGTAAGTGTTAAAGCGGCGGGGACTGCCGCGGGTGGTGATGTCCGTGCCGTGGGAACTCAATACGGGGAGGCATTCTTTTCCACACAGGTAAAACTTGCTGCGACAACCGCTAATCTTAATAACCCATTTGATATTGGGGATAAATTGTTTTGCCGTAATGCGATTGGATTTAATATCAACGGAACTGCCGTCTCTCTCGCTAATCAGGCGGACACCGAACTTGAACTTGGTGTGATTTGCGGTTTCTATTCGTCCACCGATGTAGCGGGTGAGTTGGGTATTTACTATGTCCCCCAAAGAGCGACAGGCGTGGGTCTTGGTAATTATGTATCCACCGAACCTAACTTTAACGGACAACCCCGAACTTATGGTGATAATGACCCTGTCTTTTACAAGGCGGCGAATAGAGCACTTCCACAGACAGGCGTTCTTGTCTCAACTGATAATGGTAATGTTGCCGTTGGTGCAGGAACAGGCGCTTTTGTTGCCCCATCTTATACTTTAAGTGATTTGGAGTTTTTATGCCTCTCGGTGCAACCACCCGAGCAGTATGTTAATGGACTTATGAGTGCTTCCACGAGTGAACGCGGAGTGTCTATGGATATTATGACCTCTTCCACGCAGAGATTTAACCAAGCAACCGCCGCGGGTCTTACTTCTGCTCTTATCCCGTGCTCGCAAAGACGCGTGAAGTCCGTTTTCGTCCAACCATTAGTGATTGCTGATTTTAGAGATTTTAACAAACGCTCACTTTCAGGTGTCCCGAGTGATGCACGCCAATACCAGTTTGTTTACGGAACTGAACTCATACCAGTCAAGAATGTTCCACTCGGTCGCTATTCGCAGGCGGTAGACACTTTTGGAACTGCTAATCAGGATGTTACCGAACAGAGTAAAGCGGAAGCAATCCACTTATCGCAACTTGAGGGAGCATTAGTAAATTCAGGCGCTATGCCTCGCTCTTTACAAAAGGTCGCCAAAAACTTTGCTATAGCAAGAGCATTTAGTAAATATAATCAGGTTGCAGATTTAAGCGAGCAGTCCCTTTCTTGCCGTATAGATTATGAGAACACCGCCACGGGACTTAAGATATTCAATAATTATATAGACCACCTCCGCCGTATTAGCATTACTAACAACGGAGTTGAGGCAAGTGATTTGTAAAATAGTTTTATCGGGTGTAGTGGGTGTAAATGCAAATTAATTAAAATAAATTATATAATTTATATTTATAGATTATATAATGGATATGAATATTGAAAGCGTTGAGAAAGCGGAAATCTTCCCATTCAATAACCCATCCAATAACACTTACTCTTTTAAGCAGGGACACGGAACAATTACTTTTGATGTTGCATCGCAGGCAAAATTACTCCGCCCATCATCGCTCCGCTTGAATGGAACTTTAAAAGTTGTTAGAGCAGACGGAACAACGCTCCCCGATAATCAGGGATTAAAGAATAATAACGCCGCCCCACACCAAATCCAGTTAAACGACCGCATCGGTGTAAATTCGGTCATACAAAATATCGCCATTAACTCTGCTTCCACGGGACAGACCATAGAGCAAGTCCGTAATTATGGTAAAATGATTTCCACCCTTATTGCTTCCACGCACTCAAGCGACGACTATGCTTCTAACCAGTCCGCCGTCGCTCTTGCAACTGCCGTGCAGTTCTCAAGCGATAATCTTTTAAACAACGAGGTTAAGTTTAGCATCCCCTTTTATGCGGGTGTTATGAACTCGGGTAAGGCGCTTCCGCTCGGCGTTAATGGTATGCGGGGTTTGCAGTTTGTTATTGAACTCGCAAGCGACCAACAAGTCCTTAAGGGCACAAATGCCGCAGATGGCGGTGGTGCTTCTTACCAGTTAAAGAATGTTTCGCTCTCATACGACCTTCTCGTCCCTGACGCCGCGGGTCAGGAAAAGATGATGGTTGCAGGTTCGGGTGCTTTTGAATACAACTCATACAACTCGCTTTACTCGGTTATTAATGCGAGTGATAACACGCAGACATTCAATCTTGCTGCGAATAATGTTTTATCGGTGGTTCATAACTTTTTACCAACCACGCACTCCAACAATTACGCTCACGATGGATTTGCTAACCCACCCATTATGAAGGGCGCTGCTTATGGAACTCGCTGTGTTTTAGACAGAGTAAACTTTAGTAGAGGCGGTCTTAAACTTGGTCTTGATTACGAACTCTCCGTGCAAACCCAATCGCAGGAGAACAGACCACCAACGCAGGTGGAGGTTAACGCAATTAACGCCGTCCGTCCATTTTACTCCGCGCAACACTTACTTAACCAACCCCTTTTACAGGCGTTCGGTGCGAAGGATAGCAGATTATATAGCGACCAGTTGCAGGTGCTTACTGCCGTTGATAGTGTAGGCGTTAATGGTGGTGGCGTTGATTTCACCGCTGACCCCGCTGTCTCCCGCAATTTTGCGATAGGTCTTGCTTTAGATAATGTATCAAAAGAAGGTGTTTCCTTTAAGGGTGTTTCATATGCCGTCCGCATTAGAAGTGATTTAGACGGGGCGTCACCCAACGCAGTATACACTTACGCTTTAGTAAAGAACCAACTTGTCTATTCACCTCAAGGCATCGCCGTAGTTTCATAATAGTTTTAGTTTTATCGGGTTTATTGGGTGAGTAAAAAATTAATTAAAATAAATTATATAATTTATGTTATTAGATTATATAAGATGAGTAATAGTTTACCCGATGTCTTGAAGGTGCAACCACTTCCGTCAATTGATACTATGACTATTCATACGGAGGTTTTAGACCCAATCACTATAACAGAAACTCAAGCAGTATTCCAAATCCCGAGAACTGGTATTTTAGATGGTGGTTCATTTTTACAATTAGGAGCGACTTGTGTTGCAGGTCAGCAGAAATGTTTTTTCCCCCTTACCACGGGTGTCGCCGCTATGATTGATAGCGTCCAACTTAAGGTCGGCGGTCAGGTGGTTTCCTCCACCGAAGATTTCGCCCATTATCATACTCTTATGAGGCAATTTCAAACCCCCGAACATAGAGGCGAGATAGGAATGGTTAAGGAGGGTGCTTGTGGCGACCGCTTTGCAACTAATAATGGAAGCGCCGGCGCCAATACTGGTAATGGACGCATCGGTTATCGTGATTTAGCGTATAACGCCGATGGTTCACTTGCCGAAGTCCCCGCTCTTTGCCGTCTTACGAGTAGTGATGCGACCACCCCACTTTATTCACTCAAACTTTCGCAACTTATTCCTATGATGAAATCACGCCAACTCCCCCTTTTTGCGATGAAGGAGAATGTTTATTTAGTGATTAATTTTAACACTCAAAACTCGGTTGCAACTCGGGGTATTGTTGCTTGCTTTGGTGATGCCGAACCTGCTGCCGATGCTGATAACAAAATCACCCCATCAAAGGTCAACATTAAATTTGTAAGCGACCATCTTTACTATAGTGATGATACTATGAATAAAACCGCTGCGATGATACAGAGCGAAGGAGGTTTAGCATTCCTTTACGAAGATTTGATTTTAACCACTTCTCAAGTGCCCGCTGTTGTTGCACCCGCCGCCGCCTCCACCACGCAACAGGTTATTCAACGCGAAGTTGCGGTATCGGGTCGTGTCGTGCGTTCCCTGTATATTAGTGATAAACCGCAGACCTATAGAAGTAAGATTTTGGGTGAATATGTCTCCAAACCGCCCACCACAGAAACGCAGGTCAATTACCGCATTAACGACCAACGCATTTATGACCGCCCACTCCAATCGCCATCGCGCAAGTATCACGAACTCGCCCTTGCCGCTGGTCGTCCGCTAATGTGTCCTAATCAGTTATACTCTTTTGATGCTGATGCTAATAAAGCGGTGGTGGATGCTCCTTTGAACCAATCCTCTATATCCAACGCCACGATTGACTTGCACGCCCCCGTTGCTGGTCTTGGTGCTGGTGATGGTGGGACTGGACTTGGAACAAGTGATTTCCGTGGATGCTCGCACTATTTAGGTCTTGACTTATCCATTAATGGGATGAACCAGTTAGGTAATGGACGCCTCGTCGGTGTTAAACCAATTGAACTTGACCTTACATACCAACGCACCCAAAACGATTTCGCTGCCCGCACCCTCCGCACTTATGCGATGGTGGAGCGCACCGCTTCCATCAAGAACGGCGAGATAATGATATCTGCCTAATTAAAAATAAAAACTATAATATAATCAATATATAGATTATACTATGGAAAGCGTCATTTTAGAGGCGAATAGATTAAGAAGTATAGACCAAAATGCCGATACGAGTATTGATAATTTTAATAATAGATGGACGAACTCTGTAAGCACGACAGGAATAGAAGTAAAAGCGGGCGATATTGTTAGTATTGAAAGTGCCGCGATTAATGCAAAAGGGAATGAAGTGGAGGATACGATGGAGTTTAGAGGAGATACAATTGCAGGATTTAAGGATAATGAATTATCTTTAAAATATGAATATTATGTGAACCATACAGGCGATTATACAATTCCATTACCATTTACAAGAGATTTAACTTTTAATGGAAGGAAGGTCTCCACATCTCACACCGATAATTATTTGGTGGCGAATAGTGATAATCTTAAATGCCGCCAAATAGGGGAATGGTCGCCCACGAATGTCCCCATAGACCCCCGAGTTGCAACAAACCCTCCAACCGAAGTCCCGACCGATTACAAAACCAATCCGCAATTCTATTTTTTTTATCCACTTATAGATGGTTTAGCGGGTGTGACCGCTCAAGAACAAGGGGGATATACCGCAGGACAAGTTTACGAAGTATATTTTACTGCATTAAACCCCGCTGGTTATGTAACAACAGGAATATTTTTAAAAGTTCTTACCACGAGAGATGAAGCACCAACAACGGGAATAATTGATACTTGGACTATACAAAGGATACAGGGGAGCGATTTTTTTAATGAAACTTGGTATTATCAATTATCAAATCCAATCCAAACAAACTCGCAACAAACTTATTATATAACTTCCACCACCAATCCATTTACTCCAACTCTTAATTCAACGATAGGAATAGTGTGGAAAAATCCAAAAACATTCACCAAACGGAAGGATATGTTGCCCGATGGGTCAAGATTTTACAAGGGACAAACAGATTTTATTGGGTGGGGAATGAATAATTGTGCTGGGATTGCAAATGGATTGACTGACTATTTTGCTATAACGCCGTATAGTGCCCGCAGTTTAGCGGGGTTTACGGAGAGGAATGAGGACTTTTCCACTTGGACGCCTGCAACAACAGAGGTAAAACTATCTGTGCCGAATGGATTTAGCACGCCGACCGATATTGCAGGCACGCTTACCGACCAATTACATTCTTCCAAACTAATTACTCCCAATAATGCGGGTCAATTTGTAGATGTGGGTAATTTTGATTATCAAGACGCCGCCATCAATCCTGCGACTGGAATACCTCTTATAGCAGATACACCACCGACGCTCGTAGATACACCAACATTCAAACAAATAACCGCTGGATTTGATGACGAATGTTTAAATCCACCAATCAGTAATGTAGTTTCTGCAGACGGGGAGTTAGAAGCACCCTATCAAGACCAATATAGAATATGGTATAATTCTGTTTACTGGGAAGACCCTAACCGCGTGGAAGGATTATCACCATTCAGGCAATTTTTTTATGGATTAACCAATACAGATGTTAGGAACGGCATTAATTCAGGAGCAAATCAGGTCGCATTAACGGGGGATTTTAAAACCCAAACGATAGGTGAGTTAGGATTATTACCACGATTGCTTGTAAAGTTCGGCGTTGTAAGTGTTCCTGCAACTGCTAACAATCCTGCTTACGATTTAGCGACATCTAATAACCAACGCTTTTACCCACTCCGCACTAATATCAAATATACAGAAGCAAATGTAAAAAAGATTGCGGCGATGTTTAAAAAATGCGAAGAGAACCGCAACACCGATAATGGACTGCCTGTAAGTGCAGGAGGCGTCTTACCCAATACACCCATAGGAAACCCAAGTCAAGTTGATACAACAAATATGGCGGTGCTTTTAGACATAGGACACTATGTAGACGAGAAGTCGCAATCGGGGGAGTTAAATAATTTTAGGAAGCAGATTTATCAGGGTTCATATACGACGGGTGGCGTAACAACACCAAGTCAATTCCAAGACCAAACTGGATTTATCAAAGTATCATCACCCGACCAACGCAACAAATTTGCAACGCAGGCGGAGTTAACGGGGACAAATACTTATGTAAGCACAACCAAAACCACGATTACTCCACCATCGGGAGCGGCGGATGCTTGGGGGCAAAATGCTTTATATGATGCCCGCACCTTCCAAGTGGGGGACGGACAAGAATTACCGCAAATATGGGTTCAGTCACGATGGCGTGATGGATTGCAAGCAAGACAGATGACCCCCTTACGGGATACCTCCAAACCATCTTTTACTGATGCAGTTGAGGATATGATGGATTTTAACCCGAGTGGCGTTGATATGCCCTATCCAACTGGATTTACCCCCGCCGATTTTCCCGACAGATTTGAGCGCAATATCACGCAAGGAGGCGTTCTATATAATTACGACCAATATATAAAATGGGCGGTAGATGCCGATGTTGCCTTGATGCCCTATTTTGCGGAGGCGGGAGATACGACTTTTGGTGCTGACCCATATATCGCTTTTATGTGTTTTGACCGCATAGGGAATAATACAGGTGGAGGTGATTTCTTCCCCACACGACCGCAAGTTATAGAGAGTAGTTTATTACCAGTCCAAGAGTTTATTGGGTGGGATTGTTCGTTTACCCGCAATAAAGCGGTCTTCTTCCAAAATACACAGAACCACGAGGCGATGGCGACAACACGATATTTTGAGGACACTAATGGAGTAAATCAAACAAGAATGTTTGAGGCATCACCGATGGCGATGATTGGAGCAGTCAATCCAATAGTCAATTTTGATGCAATTAAATCTCGGTTTGAGTTCAAGGGTTTATCCACACCACTAACAATAGGCAATCCATTCTTATCCAATCCTGTTTTTGGTGCTAAAACCGCAACTGATAATCCCGAACAGGCGATATATAGTATTGGACGGCAGGGGACTAATTATTTTATTTTTACAAGCAATATTGGTAATCTATCATCTCCAGCAATACCCGAAAGCACATATGGAGCAAATATATTCCAAGAACAGGGAACTATTATGGACGCTTTATCGGGTATATCACTTACAGCAATTATTTTGCAAAACGCGGCGTCGGGCGCAACAACAGAATTGACTGAATATTCAAAGGCAAATGAGTTCTTGTATGTAAATACACTTTTGAATAAGATGGGATTTGAGTTAGCACAATTGCTTCCGCCTTTTGGGGAAACTCAAGCGAGATTTGATAATGCTTTATTTACAGACCCGTTAAATCAAACTTTACAAGATATAACACGCATAGTAAAACCGCTAACCACGGGTGCATTTATATCGTCAGCAGAATACCAACCCTCCGCAACAGATATGAACCGATTTCCGCTTTATGGGTTAGGAACAGCACAGCAAATACAGGCAGAACCCGCCGTTACAAGTGCAAGTATATTAGCACAGAACTTACCAAGTAAATTAGATTTCCCCTATTTGATGGTATATACTAATTTAGGTATGGAGATGCTTTACTTTGGCGGGGAGGACGCACATTCGCGGTTGCCTTGCCTTGCTTACATATCACGCAACTATAGTGCAGGTGATTTCTTTTACTTACCCGCAGGCACATTTAGTTTACAGGTCAGTCGTGATTTTGTATTAACAGACATCACGACAGACATAAGATTACCTGATGGGAGCAGACCTAAATTATCGCCACATTCATCGGTGATTTATAAAATAACCCGTGCACCAGTTCAGCAGGCAATTACAACAGCACAATCCACACGGGAACAACAGCAAAAAACAACAGCAGAGCATAAAAAAATGCTTCTAAACAATACCTAATCAAAATGCAAAATAACAGGTTTATATTCAATACTAAACCCTTTTGCTTCACCCTTCCAATCTTCATCTTTGCGTTTCTCGTAATTTGCTCTGCGTTGCTTCATTTTCTCTCTATTCTTACGATAATAATCCCTTTGATATTTTTGTATTCTGCTTCGGTTCTTCCAATAATAAGATGCTTCGCCTTCAATTTCAACTTTCTTGGGGCGTCCTCGTCCACGCTTCTCGTCCATTTATGTATATATATATTATTTTTTACTATCTTGCTCCTCCAGTTCCTTTAATCTTTTATCAAATTGTTCTTGGCGTTCTTTGCGTATACGGCATATCTCGTCCCACCACTTCATATCAGTATAAAAATATTCGCTCGTGCTTGTATTTTTATATGCTTCTGCTTTACCCGACATATACACTAATGCAATATAAAAAAGGGGGTCTAACTACGGGATTTTGTTTATTTTGTTTTTTGATTTTGGTTCTGTTTTTAGTTTTGTTGGGTTTGCTGGGTGATTACTCACAGGAGTTCAGGACTTCCTCGCGGAGCGCTTTGTATGCACCCGTAACCTGCTCGTTAAACTGCTTGAGTTCGTCGTTCTCCTTGTCCCTCGCCTCCAACGCCTTCTTCATCTTCTCGTTATCCTCCTTGAGTTCGTCGTTCTCCTTCTCAAATTCCCCGCCCCTCCGCTTCTCCTGCTTGAGTTCATAGTTCTCCTTCCGCAATTCGTCGCATTTGGCGGGGTATGTTTGGAATGTCGCAAGCAGATTGCGGACAACCTCATTCTCCTTCTTCAGTTCCTTCTTGAGCGTGTTGAGTGAGGCAATCTCCGCCGCAAAGGCGGGCAGGAGCGACGCATTCATCGTCTCCGCGTCCTCCACTCGCTCCGTGAGTTCCACGAAACCTTCGGCAACCTTCTCCAAGTCCTCAATTCCGCCAAAGCGCTCTTCTTCGGCATCTTCAAACTCAACATCCTTCAAGATATTCTGCATCTTATCCATCTCCGCCCTGTATCTGTTGAGGGAGACGAGGTCTGCAATAACATCGCTGATGAGTGCCGTGCCGCATTCTCCGTTGAGGAGGCGCTGGATGTAAGAGTTCGTTTGGGTCGCCATTTTGATTTTGATTTGTTCGGGTGTGCTGGGTGTGATATACAGAATACACAAAAATCTATTTCAATTTTTTACAATTTGCACCGATAACTGGGTTGTTGTTTTTGTTTGAGATTTACTTTTAGTTTCTTTGGGTTTGCTGGGTGAGGAGTTGTCTAATACAGAATGCAATAAAAAGTATTTCAATTTTTTACATTCCCCACCGATAAATGAGTT